TGTCATAAGAAGTGTGGACATTCTAGAGAAGAAGAAAAGAAGTACGCACAAATTACTATTCGCTTTCATTTAAGGGAGAAGAATAAATTAGAAAAAGAGGATATTGAGTTTTATCAGGATAATATGTTATTATATCAGGTATGAAAGATGAAATAATAAGAGGCTTAAAAAAAGACGGCAAATTTATAATAGATGGAGTAGGAGTATTTGAATTATTGCCACGAAGACAAGGAAAAACATTTTGTGGTTTTAGGAATATGGAAGGAACGCCAAGATTTTCAAAAAGAGTTCGTTTTACTAGCTCACTTAAATTTAGAAACGAAATATGCAAATAGATTTAATAAAAGAGAACGACCAAAACCCTCGTTTGATTAAAGAGGACGCTTTCAATAAATTAGTTGAGTCTATTAAAGAAGATCCCCAAATGCTAGAAGCTCGACCTCTTGTTATAGATGAGAACAATGTAGTGCTTGGTGGGAATATGCGCCTAAAAGCCCTGAAGCACCTAGAGTATAAAGATGTACCTGTTTATAAGGTTGAGGGCTGGACCGAAGAACAAAAACGCAGATTTATAATCAAAGACAATCTATCAGGAGGACAATGGGATTACGATATACTTACATCTGAATATGACGCAGAAGAACTATCAGATTGGGGTATGGAAAACTTAGATAAATATTTGATTGAAGATTCAGAGGAATTAATTGCCGAACCAACAGACAAACCTTTAACTATACAAATCTCTTTTAAAGATAGAGATGAATTGTATGAAGCTAAAGTAGAGATTGAGGGTATTTTAGGTAAATATAATGCCAATCTCTCTGTTTCTGGTGGAGAACTATGATTTTATATCCAGCAACAAAAAAAGCAGTTCATTATGCAGTTAGAAACTATCATTATAGTCAAAAAGCCTCTGCAAGATGTTTTGATGTTGCTTTTTCCGTTTTTAATGACAAAAAAGAGTTCTGTGGAGTAATCTGTTATGGGAGAGGTGCAAATCCAAAGATTGCTTCACCTTATGGATTAAAACAAGGAGAGGTTTTGGAGTTACTAAGAGTTGCACTTAATGGAAAACAAGAAAGCACTTCTAAAGCAATATCCATTTCGATTAAACTTTTGAAAAAGGCGAGTCCACTAACAAAAATATTAGTTTCCTATGCAGATAAGGGCCAGAACCATATAGGTATAATATATCAGGCAACTAATTGGATTTTTGAGACAGAATCAGAAAGTTCTGGATATGAGTACTATAAAGATGGAAAATGGTGGCACTCAAAATCACTTGCAAGATTTGATAGGGCGAAAATGGAAAAGAGAAAAATGTCTGGAAAATATAAGTATATATATCCCTTATCAAAAGATATGTTATTATTATGTAAGGAGAGGGGAAAACCTTATCCAAAAGCGAATATAGTGTAATTGGTTATCACGCTCTGCTTCCAGTAGAGAGAAAGAGGTTCAAATCCTACTTATTCGCACAATGGCTGATAAAACAGATAAAAAACAGAATAAAGACCACCTATTCAAAAAAGGGCAATCTGGTAATCCTAACGGAAGACCTCTTGGGGCTAAGAATTTTACTACTCTCTTTAAAGAAGCTGTGAAAAAGATTGCAGAAGACACAGGTATTGCTCCAGATGAAATTGAAAAGGACTTAATTATTAAAGGGATTACTGAAGCTAAAAAAGGGAAGTACCAGTATCATAAAGATATATTTGACCGAGTATATGGGAAACCCCAAGAAAAGGTTGATATTACGACAAAAGGGGAACAGGTTACTGCAATTAATTATATAATTCCAGATGGAAATAAACCTTAAACCAACACCTAAACAACATGAAGCCTACGAGGCTCTGAAAGATAAGGGGAGTCGCTTTGTTGTCTTTGGTGGTGCTGCTGGAGGTGGTAAATCGTGGTTAGCTTGTGAGTGGATACTAACTATGTGTGTGGCTTATCCCAACACACGTTGGTTTATCGCCAGAAACGAACTAACCAGACTAATGGCTTCAACATATGTAACCTTTGGGAAGGTGGCTAAGTGGCATAATGTTGGTGGCTGGGCTTTAAATGGTGGTTATCACTATATTGAATTTAAGAATGGATCTAGGATTGACCTTATTGATGTTAGAAAAAACCCATCTGATCCCATGTTTGAGAGGTATGGTTCTACTGAATACACTGGTGGAGTACTGGAGGAGGCAGGAGAGATTGATTTCGGTGCTTTTGATGTTCTTAAATCTCGTGTTGGTAGACACATGAACAAGGACTACAATATTGACCCCAAGATTCTTATTACATGTAATCCCAAAAAGAACTGGTTATATAATTATGTATACAAACCATTTACCGAGGGCAAACTAGAAAAGGAGTTCAGATTTATTCAGAGTTTCTATAAAGATAATCCATACACGGCTGATACATACGAACAGCAGTTGAAATCTATTAAGGATAAGACTATGAAGGAAAGGCTTTTGTATGGTAACTGGGAATATGAGAATAACCCACTAGCATTGATTGAGTATGACGCAATTACAGATATGTTTACTAATACTGTTGATGAATTTGAGGACAAGTTTATGTCTATTGATGTTGCTCGTTATGGAAGTGATAAGACTGTCTTGATGGTTTGGCAAGGCTTTAGATGTAAAAAGATAGAGTCTTACACAAAGACAGGGCTAGATGTTTTGGCAGAAGAAATTAAAAGAATAGCTAAGGAAGAGAGAATACCCTTCAGCAAGATAGTTATTGATGAAGATGGTGTAGGAGGTGGTCTTGTGGATATGCTAAGGGGGTGTAGAGGATTTATGGCAAACAGGACTCCGTTTAATAACAAGCTAACAGGTAAGCCAGACAACTTTCAGAACCTGAAGACTCAGTGTACTTTCCTATTAGCCGACTTCATTAATGACCATAAGATTGCGATAGATTGTGAAGATGAGGATATAAAAAACAACCTAATATCAGAACTAGAAGTTATTCGGCAAAAAGAAGGGGTTTATGATAGTAAACTCCAGATAGAAAGCAAAGATAAAATAAAGGAGATACTGGGTCACTCTCCTGACTTCTCTGATGCACTGATGATGAGAATGTTCTTTGAATTACAAAGACCTTTAAAACAAATTGCTGCGGTAGATCCTATTAATACTATGTTAGGGAGGTCTTATCTGAAGGCTAAAAACCCTAATACTGGAGGAGCAGATAACAATGATGATTATTTATAAACCTATATGGTATAATATATAGCATATGAAAGACGAATTTAATATCTTCTCGCAAGTTCAGCTCGAATTAGACGATTTCTTTAAAGAAAAAATCAGGATTGGAGGTGCTTCTACTGATGATAAGAAGGGTTATACATTCTCACAGCCAGATACTTTGAATACTATTGTGTATGTTGGTGGTTCTAAGTTTGAAAAGGGTGAAAAGGAAGGAAAAGTTTACCTTAATAGTTCTGTGTTCCGAGCTGATACTGCCTCAAAGCAGATTGATATTGATTTCTCAAACATCAAGTTCCTACCTAGTGAACTAAATGACAAGAATATTGCAGTCCTTAAGAGGAGAGAGTTTAAAAGATGGGCTAAAGATACAGGATTTAGTGTAGATCTTAATGATATGGTTGAGAAATTCCCATTCTGGGGACACTTGGTTGCTAGAGATACTGCTGATGGGTATGAATTAGTGCCTATTACAAAGATTCGATGCCAACAAGATGCCAAGAGCCTAAATACAGCCTCATATGTGATTATTGAACATGAGATGTTTGCATGGGAAGCACAAGCAATGCCTAACTGGGATCTATCAGGTATTGAATATAAGTGGGACGATAAAATTACTGTATTAGAACGACACGCCAGAGTGCCTCTAAATTGGTTTAATAAGGTGAAAGGTATAGATGGTGAAGGTGATGACACTAAATCAATTGATACTGTTTCATATATCGTACAGGATAAGAAAGATAAGAAAAAAGATGGAGGATTGCTATTTATTGAGGAAAATAAGAGAGATTTTAAAGAAGCTAAGTGGAAGGATGTTGAAGGTCGATGGTTAGGTATGGGAGAGATTGAGAATAACTTCAATAACCAGAAGGCACGAAATGCCGTGTTTAACCTACGATTAAGAGGTGCAGTGTGGGCTTCAAAGAATTTATTCCAGTCAGTAGATGAGACAACAGCTAAGAATCTTGTTACCGAAGTTCAAGATGGTGATGTTATTACCATTACAGATCAGGGAATTACACCTATCAACACTCAGACTAAATCACTAGCTGACTTTAATGCTCTAGATGAGGTTATTGAAGGAAATAGTGACCAGAAATCATTTACATACGAGGTAGCAACAGGAGAGCAATTAAACTCTGGAACACCATTCAGATTAGGGGCTATTCTATCAAACTCAGTAAATAATCACTTCGGAATGAAAAGAGAGAAGCTTTCTCTATTCCTAAAAGATGTTTTGTATGAATATGTACTACCTGATTTTAATAAGGACATGAAGAAGAAGCACTTACTGACTATGGCAAGTGGAGAGGAAGGATATAATGACCTATTTGAGATATACAGAGGGCTAAAGATTACAGAATGGACACATAAGTTCGTAATGACTAATGGTCGAGTGCCTAATGAGATAGAACAAGAGAGATTTGAGGCTGGTTTGGGAGAAGACTTTGAGATTGACATCGAAGAAGGAGCGTACGAAATACAAGACGCTATTGATATTGTGATTACAGGAGAGGCTGTGAATGTTGAGGCTAAAATGGAAACATTATCTAACCTGTATCAGCTTATGTTACAAAACCAAGATCCACGAGCTGACTCTGTACTAGAAAAGATTCTCGTAATCCAAGATGAGCAATTACCGAAAGGACAACAAGGAGTAGCACCGAGTACACCAATTCAACAAATATCTAACCTAGCACAACAAGACAATGAAGGAACAATATAAAGAAAACATTGAGAAGATTAAGGACTCTAACCTTAGAGAGGTTGTTTTAGATGCACTAGATGACGCTAAAAATGTCATTGCAGATGCTAGAAATGGAGAATGGACAACGGAAACACGAAAGTGTGCAATTGCCACCATTGATTCTGTACTGTATAATAAAATTAAGGTTACAGAAGATTCTAAATCAACTGTTGAACCAGAAGAATGGTTATAAGATTATAAATGTCGCTCACAGGTAAGCATGTTCCTGTTAACCGCTTGGTAGTAAGCATATCCTACTAAAATAAATTATGAATGATGAAAACAATGAAGAAATTATTGATAACGAAGTTATCGACAATGAAGCAGATGTTATTCAGGACAATGATGACGATACTAGCTCTGATGATTCAGATACAGAAGCTGAACTGAAGAAAAAGGACGAAATTATTAGTCAGCTCACAGCAAGAGCAAAAAAGGCTGAAGCTCTAAATAAAACTAGAGTTAAATCGGAGGAATTACCAAAAACAAATGATGATAAGGAGGATTTATCTAAAACTGTTGGCGAATTAAAACACGCAGAAGAAAAACGACAGTTTGGTTATGAGAATAACCTTACCCCTGACGAAGTAGATTACATTTTTAAGGTTAATAACAACCCTACTCGTGAATTACTAGAAGACCCGTTTATACGAGGCGGTCTGGATGCAATCAGAACTCAAAAGAGGATTCAAGATAATACACCTTCTAACTCATCTCGTTCACCTAAATTCCAAGTTCCTAATAAGAAAGATATGACTCCTTCCGAGAAGCAAGAGGCATTCGAGAAGTTCAGAGATGGAAAGCTTAAGAAGAACTAGGATAGTTGAGCGTAATTAGAAACAAATTATGGCTTTTTCAGATCCTACAGCTGCATATACTGCCGCAGATTTGGCTTCAATGATCCCAGAAGTATGGACACCGATCGTTAACGAAGCTAACTTCCCTAAAGCAGTCGCAGCAAACTTCTTCACTGACCTATCAGCTTTCGCAGCAGATGGTGGTGATAGATTCCACGTACCAGACATTTATACTAACGTGTTCACTGCTTCAACACAGTCAACACAAGGTAATGCAGTAGTAGACCAGTCACCTGCATCAGTTGACGTATATCTAGATGTTGATATTCACAAGTATGTTGCTTGGATTATCGGTAAAAAAGATATGAAACAATTGGCAACAAAGTATGTTCTTAACGAGAAGTATGCTCGTGAAGCTAAGAACGTATTGACAGTAGCTCTTGAGGATTCAATCTTCGGACTATGGTCATCTCTATCAACAAACGTTGTAGGAGATACAGCAACAGTGGTTACAGATAATGAAATCGTTTCTTCAATCGAAGCTCTAGATTCTCTAGACTACGATATGGAAATGACAGCATTCTTCTTCCACCCATTCGTATTCTGGAGACAAGTTTCAACTATCTCTAAGTACTACACATGGAACACATCTCAGCTTCCAATTATCCGAGACGGAAACTTCGGACCAATGGATAAGAGTCGTGGTCTAAGAGGACAGATTTATGGACAACCTATCTATGTTTCAACAAGGGTTGTATCAGGTCTATCAACTTATCGTAACTTGTTTGCACACTCATCAGCACTAGGATTCGCTATTCAAGACGGAATCGGAGTTGATGCACAATACCTATTGCAAAACTTAGGAACTCTAACAGTCGCAGATATTATCTATGGTGTTGCAGTTCTTCGAGAAGAAGCAGCAGTATTGCTTAACGCAAACGAAACAGCTATAACTTCATAATCTGAAGATAAACAATAGCCAGTTGGGGAAAACTCTCTTAATTGAGGGTTTTTTCTTTTAAAGAATGGTGTTATAATAATACCTATGACAACAGACCAAAATATTCCTGCTGAAGAGCAAGGAAAGAGTAAACCTCAAAAGACTTGGTTTTTCCAGAGGGGTGATGGAAATATATTTGCTTGTGGTGAGACAGAAGCTTGGAACTTACTAAATAATCAGAGTAATTGGGCAAGAAGAGACTTTGTTATGCTAGGTATGTCAGATGGTGAGCTATATTTTGAGATGCTAAAGAGCAGTAGGACTAAAGTATCTGAACTATTAGAAGAAAAAGGAACTCTAACAGTTGATAGAGATAAGTACCTAGCAACAGAGGACAGGCTACGCTTTAAAGAACTCAAGGATGAGAATGATGAGATGGTTATTAAGGTTGTAGGAATCCTCAAGGATCTAAACAAAAAGATTGGTGAGATAGATGAAAAATTAAAGACATTTAATCAGGATTCCATTAATGAAGCCTTTAATGCTGAACTTGAAAAAGCTAGGGGTAATATGATTAAGCCAGATAACCAAGATATTGTTACTCCAACCCAGAAGGATAGGGAGAAGATACTTAATAATATAAATATCTAATATGAAAAAGTTTAAAGATTTAAAACCAGAACATAGAAAGGTGATTGTTGATATTCAGAAATCAATCCCTAAAGAGTGGACTGATGCTGTAACCCTAGAAGAAGATCTTGCTCCAGTCTCTAAAGAGATAATGGAAAGGGCTTTGGAAGACCCAGAGGTTGATGAGAAGACAAAGAAGGAGTTTAGATTGGCACTTGATAGTGGTTTCTTTGATAAGAAACTAGAGAAAGAAGACAGTCTTGTAACAGAATTGATTGAAGCTTATATTGAAAAGGAGATACTAAAGGCAATAATTAAGAAGGCTTTACCGCCTTTGAAAAAGAAGCAGGACTTTACTAAGGTTTATAAAAGATTTAACGATTTAAAAACAAAATATGACAACAGAAAAACAAGCTAAAAGTGAATTAAAGAGTTTGTGTGAGAAAGAGATTAATAAGTCTAAGATTATGATTGCTTTCTATACTGATAGAGCCAGCAAAATGGATGATGAGAAAGATAAGGAAGAAAAGGCAAAGAATCTAATGAAAGCAAAGCAGTTACAGGAGAACCAAGACTTTAATCAGGAACTCTATGACTTCATCGGGGAATAACATAGTCGGCTATGGAATTTGTGGTCCAAATGAGAAGTATCTTGATAAAACTCTTAAGTGCTTTGATTCTCTTTGCGATACTGTCGTTCTGCTTACTAATAATACCGATCCTGATAGCGTACGAAAGATTAGAGAGATGGGATTTGAAGTTAGAGAAGACAACAGAGAGTGGGGGCTGAACCAGAACAAGATTAAAGAAGATTTTGTGTCTACTTTAGGAGAATATAATCCTGATTGGCTTGTTTGCTTGGATATGGATGAGGTGTTACACGTGGAACGAGAAGAATTGGAACAAATGATGACCAAATGTAACTCTATGAGTGTCTACATTGTTAATTTGTGGGAGAAGGGGTGGAAAAGGAGGTGGAGCTTCTGGAATGTGAGGGTCTGGAAGTGGAATGGGGTGACTAAGTTCGCTAATAGACCACTACATTGTGGATTAGCCCCTGAATGGGCGTACCACTACGCTTCTGCTGTACCAATACCTTTAATTCACAGGGGTCTGAAAGATAGAGAAGCACGCCAGAGAAAGATAGCACGCTATAAAAAATACGATCCAACCGCAAAGTATAGAGATAAGAGCTATTATGACGCTCTAGCAGATGATACTTACGAAGAATATGACCTAGAAAAGATACAGGAATCACTAGATGAGGAGATCAGGGAAGTAGTAATGAAACAACCACGAGATATAAGGGATAAGAAGTTCTATATAGTTGAAAGTCCTGATGGTAGACAAATGGACATACCAGAGGCAAGCCTAGAGGAGACTCTAAAGAGAGGATTTAAGTTGATAAATGAGATATGAGAATAGTTTATATAGGAAATTTTGATTATATGTGGGACGAGGAGCATGTTGCTAGATGTTTTGAGAAATTAGGACACGAGGTAATGAGAGTTCCTGAGAAAAAACCCATGAGGGTTATAGTACCTGCTATACTAGAATTTAAACCTGATTTTGTATTGTGGGCTAAATTGAGAGTTGGTAGACCAAGTGAGATAATCAGAATTTGTAAAGAGAACAATATAAAAACAGTCTGCTGGATATGGGATTTGTATTTTGGTTATCAGAGAGAACATCAGATTAAGAACAATAATATGTTCAAGGCTGATCTGGTTTTTACCTCTGATGATGGGCATGAAGAAGACTGGAAGGAACATGGAATTGCACATAAGTGTATTAGACAGGGAATCTACGATGAAGAAGCTGTCTTACTACCCACAGAAGAAAAAGAACATGATGTTGTCTTTGTTGGATCTGAAAATCCCTTGAATGAAGACAGAACAAAACTCTTTAAAGACTTTGATTTTAAGTGGTTTGGAAAGAAAGATACTAATGAAGTTAGAGGAATGAGACTGAATGAATTATATACTAAGACAAAGATAGTAATTGGAGATTCGGTGTATTCTCCGCACTATTGGAGTAATAGGGTTGTTGAAACGCTTGGTCGGGGTGGTTTTTTGATTCATCAGGAAGTAGAGGGGCTTAAAGAAGCCTATCCTCACCTTGTTACGTACAAGAGGGGAGATTATAAAGACTTAAAAGAAAAAATAGCGTATTATTTAGGTAATGATAAGGAGCGAGAAGAGATTATAAAAAAGAATTATGAGTGGGTGCTAGACAATCACTTGTGTTCACTTAAATGTAAAGAATTATGCAAAAACCTGTAAACAAAGAAGAGTTTTGGAGAGAAAGATTAAACAATTCAGCTAAACTAGAGCATTCTGTATATATTACAAGTGAGAAGGACTGGAATTTCATTAATAAAACCCATCTAGAGTTGTTAATGCCATATCAGTACAAGAAAGTTCTAGATGCTGGTTGTGGTTATGGTAGATGGTCTGAACTCTTTTCTGATTACACTGGAACAGACTTCTCATCAGACTTTATTAATAAAGCTATCGAGTTACACCCAGACAAAAAGTTCGTTAAGGCAAACATGAAAAAATTGCCATTTAAAGATGATGAGTTTGATTTGTCATTCTGTGTATCTATTAAAGATATGATAGTAGACAATCTTGGAGAAGTAGAGTGGGCTAAGATGTTTGAAGAACTGAAGCGAGTATCAAAAAAAGTCATGATATTGGAGTACACTAACCCAGATGAATATGAAGTTCATATTAAATAAAAAAGACTATCTTGAGTACAGAAAGGGCATGAATAATACTGTGGAGATTTTAGATATCGCAGTTTATTCTGAAAGAAATAAAGGTACAGGAACTAATCTATTAAAGATGTTGGAGAATGAGGATCTTGGACACATCTATGCCTTCACCAGAGAGAGTAATGAATTGGCACAAGGATTCTACAAGAAGAATGGTTTTAGGGGAACTCTACTACCTAATTTCTATCCAGATGAGAGTGCAATTGTATATATAAAATCATGACAGGTTCAATAGTATTAGCAACAGAACAAGGGTTGGGGTATCTAGCAAAAGCCTTCTATGATAACGGAATTATAGACAAAATCGCCATTCACCCTCACTCTACAAGGAAAAGTCATACAGAATGGTATCCAGACGCAGTGAGTGTGTCTGAATTACTTGAGTGTGACACTATTTTGTTCTTTGAAACACCTTTTGATCTAGATTTTATGAAGGAAGCAAAAGCAAAGGGTATTAAGATTGTCTTCATGCCAATGTATGAATGTTCTAATCCTAGGATAGTAGAAATGGCGGATGTAATCATTAATCCATCAGACTTAGACCAAGAGTATTATCCTGATGGTATCAGACTGAATGTTCCTGTTGATGTTAAGTGGCGAAAACGCTCCGTAGCAAAGGTTTTTGTGCATAATGCAGGTAATGGTGGATTAGGTGGTAGAAATGGCACTACGGAGCTTCTGAAGGCAATGAAGCATGTAAAATCCCCTATCAAACTAATTGTTAGAAGCCAAATGCCCATTAAACAGATAGATGACCCAAGAATCGAATATAGGATAGGGCAGTTTGATGATATTTGGGCAGAAGGAGATGTCTTTGTTTTTCCAGAGAAGTTTAATGGTTTATCACTTCCAGCACAGGAAGCATATGCAAGTGGAATGGTCGTGATGTCTGGAGATCGCTTTCCCATGAACACTTGGCTACCGAAAGAACACCTAATACCAGTTAAAGGGACGACAAAAGAGAGATTAGCTGTACTAATTGATGTAGCAGAGTTTTCCCCAGTTGATATCGCAAAGAGTATTGATAATATTTATGGCAAGAGTATAATAATAACATCAGAACAAGGAAGAGAGTGGGCAGAGCAGAACTCATGGGAAGTATTAGCACCTAAATATAAAGAATTATTATGAAAACAGCACTGATCACTGGTTTGACTGGACAAGACGGAAGTTATTTAGCAGAACTCTTGATTGAAAAGGGCTATGAAGTTCATGGAATTGTTAGAAGGGCTTCAACCTTTAATAGAGAGAGAATAGACCATTTAGATATACAGCAAAACCTTCATTATGGAGACATGACTGACTTTGCTTCCTTGATTAAGATAATTACAGAGGTTCAGCCAGATGAGATCTATAATCTAGCTGCACAATCTCATGTAGCTGTTTCTTTTGATACACCACAATATACAGGACAAGTTGACGCAATAGGAACTCTTAATTTACTGGAGGCGGTACGTATTGTTGATAAGAACATTAAGATATACCAAGCTTCTACATCAGAAATGTTTGCTGGGAATGTTGAGGACTGTCCATACAATGAGGATAGTAAGTTTAGTCCCAAGAGTCCTTATGGAGTGGCTAAGTTGTATTCATATGAGTTGTGCAGAATCTATAAAGAGAGTTACGGGATGTTTATCGCTAGTGGAATCTTATTTAATCACGAATCAGAGAGGCGAGGTGAGAACTTTGTAACCAGAAAGATTACAAAAGGAATCGCAGACATTCTTCATGGAAAAACCACTACTATTAAACTTGGTAATATCACAGCAGAGAGGGATTGGGGACACGCCAAAGACTACGTGAAAGCAATGTGGTTAATGCTTCAGCAACCTGAACCAAAGAACTATGTAATCGCCACAGGTGAGAGTTATTCTGTCATTGATTTCGTTAGAAAAGCTTTCAACATTGCGAACAGGTTGTATGGGTCAGATCTATCAGTTGAAAAACATATCGAGAGTGATAGTGAGTTTATGCGACCCAATGAGGTTCAAACACTTCTGGGAGATAGTTCAAGGGCAAGAGATGAACTGGATTGGCAACCAGAGATAGATTTTGAGAGATTAATAACTTTAATGGTTAAAAATGACTATGAAAATACCAGTAAGCAAGCCTAGTTTAACAGGCAACGAGGCAAAATATGTAAATGAAACTATTATAACTAACTGGATCTCCAGTAAGGGTGAGTTTGTTGATGAATTTGAGAGAGAGTGGGCTAAATATAACAAAGTTAAATATGGAGTAGCTTGTTCGTCTGGAACTTCAGCACTTGTACTCGCATTAAAAGCCTGTGGTGTAAAAGAAGGAGACGAGGTTATCGTCCCTGAGTTTACGATGGTTGCAACTGCTTGGGCGGTTACTTATGTTGGAGCAAAACCCGTATTTGTTGATTGCGATGATACTCTAAATATAAATCCTGATTTAATTAAAGATAAGATAACAAACAAGACTAAAGCCATTATCCCCGTATCAATCTATGGTAGAAAATATAGCAGGAAGGTATTAAAGGTTATTAGGGAGCATAGGAAAAAGATTTGGGTGATTGAGGATCTTGCCGAGGCACACGGAACAAAGGTTCGTGGGGATATTGCCTGTTATTCATTGTTTGGGAATAAGATAATCACCTCTGGAGAAGGTGGAATCTGCCTAACTAATGACAAGAAACTAGCAGAGCTTATGAAATGGTATGGAGCTATGTGTTTTAATGAAAGCCACACTTTTATCCACCCAGATATAGGATACAATTTTAGAATGACCGCCATGCAAGGTGCGGTAGCTCTGGCACAGGTTGAAAGATTTGATGAGATTATAGAAAAGCGAAAGCAGATAGAGAAATGGTATAACGCTAACTTGCCAAGAAAGGTTAAGATGCCCAAAAGAGATGTACTGTGGATGTATGATATTAATGTTGGAAAAAAACAGGGTATGGTCACCAAGCTTTTGAAGGAGAGAGGTATTGAAACAAGACACTTCTTTAAACCTATGAGCCAACAGCCTATGTATAATTATAAGAATTACAGGTACACAAATGCCTTCAAATGGGCTTATCAAGGAATATATTTACCTACATATACAGATATGACAGAAGAAGATGTGATATTTGTTTGCGATAACCTGAAAGAGGTACTTGCTATGGTATAATAAATGTATATGCAATATAATGGACACGCAACGAATCAAGACCTAGTTACATTATCAAATAAACTGTCTAAACAGAATGATGTATCTTTCCCTTTGGTTGAGAAGACTCTATATGCCAACATGGGTGAGAGAGAGATTATGTCAGCTATTCATGAAGTTTATGGAGGCTGGAAATATGATGATAAGAACCAGACTGATTTACCAGAAGCAACAGCAGATCTAGTATCAGGACAGGATACATACACTCTACCTGTCGATGCCTCCTTTGTTGATGGTGTTTACTACCAAAATGAGAACAATAGTACTTGGAATAAAGTATTGCCACTTGCTAAAGAACAACTAAATAATGAGCAAGACTTTATGACTACTGACGGTCCACCTGCTTACTACAGACCTGTTGGAGATACAATCAAATTGTATCCAGCTTCTAATTTTAGTAAAGATGACGCTCTAAAGGTTCAATACTCACGAGATATTGTTGGATTTACTACAGCAAGTACAACAACAACACCAGCCTTTGATTCTCAGTTCCATGAGGCTGTTGCTGTGTATATGGCTTATATGGTTAGTGCTGCAAATTCATTAAAAAGTGAGAAAATGCTTACTGTTAAGTGGGAAAAGGCACTTGAGATGATCAGACGACATTATCAGATGAAGTTTAAAGAGATGTTCCCTACTCGTATTAAAGTAAATACTGCGACACCGATTGAAGAATATCTATAATATATAAAAAACTATGGCAACTTTCACAAAAGTAAATGATTTCGTAGAGGCACTAGCTGAGAAGAAGCATGATTTGGGTTCAGATACCTTAACTATCGCTCTTTCTAATACTGCACCAGCTTCAGAATCATCAGACCCAACAGCAGACGGGAATGGTGTACTAGCAAATGTAACAGAAATATCTTATACAAACTGCTCTACAAGAGTGATAACAACAACCAGTTCTGCACAAACATCAGGGACTTATAAACTGGTCCTTACAGACTTAGTGTTAACAGCAACAGGTGGAGCTATCGCAGACTTTAGATATATCTACATCTACAATGATACAGCCACTAATGATGAGTTGGTTGGTGTATATGATTA